AATTTGATGCCAACAAACGTGTATTTTGACACAGGTACGAAACCAGAACAACATCTCTATGAAGATTTGATGATAGAACAGTTGAAGATTTATGGTCAAGACGTATACTACATTCCAAGAACTCTTGTGAAAGAGGATAATCTTTTGGGTGAGGATGTATTGTCTAAATTTGGTGACGCATATTTGATTGAAATGTATTTTGAAAATGCAGAGGGTTATGAGGGTGAAAAAGAAATCATGACCAAGTTTGGTCTTGAGATGCGAGATGAGGCAACCTTTGTTGTTGCGAAAAGAAGATTTGAACAGTTAGTATCTGGTGATACGAATCTAATTGTAAAGACTAGACCGAATGAAGGTGACCTTGTTTACTTCTCAAAAGTAAATAAGATGTTTGAGATTACATTCGTTGACCATGATGACCCATTCTATCAAGTACATAATATACCTGCTTTTAAATTAAAAGTCAAGACCTTTGAATACGGTTCAGAAGATATTGATACAGGTATTGCAGAGATTGATGCAATCGAAACAGATAATTCAATGGATGCTGGATTACATCAGTTGTCTATGGAAGATGGTACAGGTTCAATCCTATCTGAAACAGGACACTATATAATATTAGAAACTTATAAAGTTGACACTATAGATGAAAATGCAATGAATGATTTCTTTGAAACTGCCGATGATACGGTTCTAGACTTTACGGAGTCTAATCCATTCGGTGATATTGGAAGGTTAGGATAATATGTTAGGACAACAGTTTTACCATGAAACAATGCGAAAGGTTGTCGTTGCCTTTGGTACAATGTTTAACAACATTCAGTTGGTGAGAACTAACAATGCTGGAGAAGTAACGCAAACGATGAAAGTTCCTCTTGCGTATGGCCCAAAGAACAAGTGGTTAGCAAGACTTAGAGAAGACCCCAATCTTACAAAAAAGGTTGCGGTTACTTTACCTCGTATTGGTTTTGAGATTAATAATATATCGTATGACCCAGCAAGAAAATTAAACTCAATTCAAAAATTTAAAAAGGTTAATAGTTCTTCTGATGGCAAGACCATGAGTCAACAGTTTATGCCAGTTCCATATAACATGGATTTTGATTTATTTGTAATGGCAAAGAACTCAGATGATGCACTACAAATTGTTGAACAAATACTTCCATTCTTTCAACCAGATTATACAGTCACACTCAATGATAACTCTGCAATGGGTACAACAAGAGATGTTCCAATCGTATTAACTAATGTTAATTATTCAGATGAATATGAGGGTGACTTTGTAACAAGACGTAGTATTATCTATACACTATCATTTACTTCTAAGTTTTATCTTTATGGGCCTGTTACTGACCAGAAAGTTATTAAAACAGTTCAAGTTGACCAGTACACAGATATGCCTCTTGCCGCACCTAAAAGAGAACAGAGATATTCTGTTGCACCAAGTCCAGCAAGTGCAGATGCAGATGACGATTTTGGATTTAATGAAACAACCTCATTCTTCCAAGACGCAAAGAACTATGATGAAGTTACTGGCACAGACAAAGATGACGCATAAATACTATAAAGGATTAAGACATGGCAATTAGACAAGTAGTTTCTCGTTCAATCGCAGACGGTACAATCGCAACTGCTGATATTGCAGCTGGTGCTGTTACTCAAGCAAAGACCACAGGTCTTTCTGCTGGTCAAGGATTTTATCAAGGTGAGAATGGTTCAACCACACAGACATCTAAAAAGGGTGATATCTTTCGTGTAAATGAATCAACTTTAAACACTAGTATAACTATTGCAGCTGGTGACAATGCATCATGTACTGGGCCTTTGACTGTATCAGCATCTGGAACTGTAAATCTTACAGTCAACGGAAATCTGACGATTATATAGGGGATAGAGAATGACATCAACATTAACAGTAGATAATATCGTAGGTGCAACAACATCAAGTACAGTTAAAATTCCAGGCCATGTCATTCAAGTTGTAAATGGTAAACTTACAGGGCAGGTTGCTGTAACTGGTAACAACACTGGTGGTGCTGCATACATAGTTGATATTGGATTAAACGCAACCATTACTCCAAGATTTGCAAACAGTAGAATTAAAATTGATGTTACCACATATGTTGGTGCTGACCAAACAAATTCATCTGGTTATATTCAGGCATACATGATATACAAAGCAGGCTCTGGATTAACTGATACATTTGGTGATGGTGTCGGTGGTAGAAGACCAATGACAGGTTACATTAATCACTATGACCCTACTGTCGCAGCCGCACAACACGCCGTAGGTTTTTTGGGCGGTACACATTTTGATACAAATGTGGGTACTACTAATGCAACTCAATATTCAGTTCATATGAGAAGTTACTCAAGCGGCCCTATTATCTATGTTAATAGAAGTCAACAGTTTCAAGATAGTGATTTAGACTATGACCCAACTCCTCAGAGTACAATAACACTTACGGAGATAGCAGTATGAGCACTTTAAATTCCACTACATTATTTGTTAATGATATTAAACACACAAATACAACTACAGCAATGACCATTGATAGTGCTGGTCGTATAACTGAACCAGCAAAACCAGCATTTCGTGTTTTTAAAAGAGCCTCTTCTGGCGTTGGTGGAGCAAGCGGCGATATAACTTTTAATAATGTTACTTTTAATATTGGTTCACATTGGGATACATCGAACAATTATTTTGTAGCCCCTGTCGCTGGAATTTACTTGTTTAATTTGATTGCTTATGGCGTTAATAGTGATGGAGCCGCTAGAACTGCAAATAGTGCTGTGGCTGTAAATGTTCAAAAATACACTGGTGGGTCTTATGATATTCAAGAGGAATATTATGGAAAGATAAACAGTGCTTCTTATATACCAATGTCTTTTTCAAGTCATGTTCAACTAGCAGCGAATGAACGAGTTAAATATAACGTAAGAGTTGGATATTTATATTATGATACAAACACAACATATGATTATTTGGTTCTTTCTGGACATATGGTAGGATAAACAAATGGCATCAACATTAAAAGTACAAAATATTCAACACACAAATAACACTACTGCATTAAATATTGATACCAATGGTCGTATTCTTACACCAGCTAGGCCATCGTTTATGGCTAGAGGGCATCTTGGTGGAACAGGTGCTTATACCGCTGCTGGTGTTCAATTAAGATGCACAGTTGTAGACCATAATGTTGGCAGCGGATATAACACTGGCGATGGAAAATTTACTTGCCCCATAGCAGGTAGATATGTGTACGGATTTAATTTAGGCATTGCTTATGCTAGCTCTGGCGGGCAAGTGGTTTATCCTTATTTAAGGAAAAATGGCAGTAATATTCATTATGGTTATTTTCAAGCACCTTCAGCTAGCAGTTATTCCCCTATAAGCGTGCAGACAATAATTGATTGTGCGGCTGGCGATTATCTTGATGTCCATATTGCTGGTACTGGGCAATTTTATCAAGGCTTACTAGAAACAATGCAATACGCACATTTATACGGTTAGGAGAAAATAAAATGGCAACAGTGACAGACGCATTAATATCATTGGGTATTAAAGAATGGACGCTTCAAGGTGACCCACAGAATGAGAACGAATTTAATGCATCTTTTACTAAAGTAACTGGTGAAGATAAAGATGGTAATCAAACTGAATCTAATGACCCAAAATCATTTGGTGTGACTTGGAAAGAATTATCAGATGAAATGAAAAAAATTGAAGATGAAGCACCAATGGTAGAACTTCGCAAACAAAGAAATGCCAAACTTGCAGAAACAGATTTTCATGCACTTTCTGATATAACTATGTCAGATGATATGAAAACATATCGTCAAGCACTTCGTGACATTACAAAAGATTATAAATCACTTGATGATGTCAAGTGGCCGGAGAAACCATAATGGCAGATGTAACACAAGCACTTAGAGAATTAGGATATCATGGATGGAAAGTTTTAGGTGACCCTAGAACTAAAAGTGAGTTTGAGGATTCTTTTTCGGTACTTTTAGAGGATGGAACAGAATCAAAAGACCCTAAAAAATGGCCTAAAGATTTGACTTGGGAAGCAGTAGAAACAAAGATGAACGAAATTACTGCTGCAGAACCAATGAAAGAACTTCGTAGACAGAGAAATGAAAAACTCACAGAAACAGACTGGATGACATTTTCAGACTCACCAACAATGTCTGATGAATGGAAAACATATCGTCAAGAACTTCGTGATTTACCAGCAAAATCTAAAGATGTTGCTTTTGATAATTCTCCGTTTGAATTAAAAAATTTAACTTGGCCTAAGAAACCAGAATAGGTTTATTATGCGTGCTTCAGATGATGTATTAGATAATGTGTTGGGAATAACAGATGTTGTGGAAACAAAAACATCTCAAGTAACCTTACCAGAGGTTACTCCACCACCAACTACATCTGAAGATGCCGACAATGATTATAAATATCAGAGAGAAAACTTTTATCGTCTGGTAGAGAGAGGACAGGATGCAATTGATGGAATTCTTGAACTTGCAAAAGAAAGTGAACATCCAAGGTCTTATGAAGTTGCTGGACAATTAATTAAAAATGTTGCAGATGTAACAGAAAAACTTGGTGACCTTCAAGAGAAGATGAAGAAACTTAAAGAAGTACCAAACTCTGCACCAAAGAATGTAACAAATGCGTTGTTTGTCGGTTCAACTGCTGAACTGCAAAAAATGTTAAAAGGAAAAGAATAATGCCAGCATTAACACAAATAGGAACAAGTGGTATCAAAGATAATGCAATTACCACTGCAAAAATTGTAGATGCAAATGTCACAACTGCAAAGGTTGCTGATAATGCTGTTACCACTGCAAAAATTACTAACGCAAATGTAACAGATGCAAAACTTGCTGCAACTTTAAATTTATCTAGTAAAACTGTTAGTGTTCCTGCCGCAACAGTTACAGTTCATTCACCCCCAGCAGATTTGAGTACTGTATCACAAGACCTTGCTCTTGTTGCGTTTGAACAGATTAGAGCAGACAATAGAAGTCTATTAAATCTGCCTAACTCATTTGTTGACCAGTTTGAAGATTCAACTGGTATTGCTACTCTTACAACTGCTGAAAGAGATAGTGCTGAATATGTTGCATCGTATACTTACGGTTCAAGAAATTTTAAAGATTTGGAAATTCAGTTACTTCCTAATGATGCTGGTACTGTACAAAGTACTTGGGATACTACTAATCTGTATTCACAAAACTGGACTGGTGATAGTTTATATAAAGCCAGTAACAACTACACTGCTGGAATAGTTAACTATCTTTTCGATTTAGCAAAACCATTTAACTTTAATGTATACAGTCATGTTTCCAAACAAACTGGTAACATTAATGCTCAAAACTATCAAGCGTTTAGTGCTTTTATCACCACAGATACTAGTGTGGCGGGCGGAAAGAATCCACAAGTTGGTGGTAATCCAGTATTTGTAACTAAAGGTTCTATTGACGATGCTAACTATGGACAGTTGACACCAGATAATATGGCAACATATCTCAATAGTGGTTATGCAAGTACAATTAATTTAACTAATGCACAATATGGTCTTAATCAAAACACCAGTGGTGCGGGCTCGGTTACATACAATGCCGGTGATGCTAATTTTGCATTTAACTCATATGCTTCTGGTTCTGCGTGGACAACTATGGGATTTAGAGTTGTTAATAATCCAGACACAGATACACTGACAGTTCATCACCTTTCCACTTCTGACCCAACAACAGTAAGAACTGATGTTAACAACTTCACTATAAACAATGTTCCTCATGCTGGAAGGTTTGCATTTTTCTTTGGAGAGGGTGCTAACTATAGTATAAATTCTGAACATTTTTCACTCTCTAGTAGCAACAACAATGCGAATGGTACACAAAGTGTAGTTACAGAAGGTATAGAAAATGCAACTGGTTCTGTATTAAGTGTTGCTAAAACTGCATCTAGTTCAGTAACAAAAATGAGTATTGTTGTGTTATATAAAGACCAAGCAGGTACTAATGCTTTAAACACAGATTTGGTTGCACAAGTTTCAGCAGATAATGGTAGTAACTTTACAAACGCAACACTTGTTGCTGCACCAAACTTAACAAGTGATACTAAAGTAGCAAAGAGTGCTCAAGTAACAGTAACCGCTGGAACACAGGTTAGATATAAAATTAACTTTGCAAACCAAGCATCTAACAAACAGGTTCGTGTTTTGGGTGTCGCACTGTTATACTAAATATTTGTATGACTGATGCAAATCACTATCTTGGCAATCCCCTTCTAAAGAAAGCAAATGTTCCTGTCGAATGGACAGAAGAACA